TAAGATAGAAATTCAATTTTTTATATAAATTCTATTATATAAATCAATATAAATTTATTTTCTTACTTGTTTTAATTTCTTGCTTACAGCAAAAATATAAAAATATATCCAAATTTTATTAACTACTTAATTAAATATAATATTGTAACTAAAATGTAATATACTAATAAAAAGAGAATTCCTATCTATAAAAATAGGAATTTAAAAAAAAAGTTAAGGTTTAAAAATAATAATTGATTTTTTACTAACTTCTATTTTGAAGTCATAATCTTTAAGCAGAGTGTTTAAATTTGTATATATTTCATCATCTATTTTATATAAAGTAATACTAAATATTGCGTTTGTTTCTACAAAATCTTTAATTTTTATGCCTAGATTTTTAAGATTTTTCTTTAGTTCAACAGAGTTTAAATCTTTAATAGGATTGGCAGTGGCTTCATTTATATATTCTCTATAATCTCGCTCTTTATCTTGTATTTCATCTATATCTTCAAGATATAAATTTTCAAATCTAAAATCCATAATATCTTTTACTTTAATCATTTATACTCCTATTTAAAAGGGGATTTTTAATTCCCCTTATACTTTTATGTTATCAAAAATTAGTTGATTTTAATCTTAAATTTATACATCTTAGTTTGATTTAATGGGTTTTCTGTGATTTGATACCTATTAAACACAAAATACTTCTCTATACCTGTTTCAGGGTCTTGTGCTTTTGAAATAAGATATTGATAAGGACTAAATATAATTGATGATACACCTGATTCTATTTTAGAACATAATCCTACGTATATTTGTTCGTCATTAACATCAGGATTTAGATAAAATCTTACTTTCTTATAAGCACCTAAAAATAACTCATTTTCTTCAGATACGTTATTAAATCCTTGTCCTAGTGGAATGCTTGCAAATTTGGCAGGAACTACACAATATGAACTAAAAGTCATATAGTTTGATTTATTGATTTCTGATACTATTTCTGTAATTCTCTTTAATAGAATAAACAAAGAATTTTCAGAGTTTGTAGAATCATATGCAGTCATATTCAAATCAGGCATAGCAGTTGATTTTGTGTTAAGAAACTGAACGAATTTCATATTTTCATCATTATCACTTGCTCTACGAACAAATTTTTCAATAAGTTCAAAATCTTTGCCAAATTGAGCCAAATCATCTAGTGCTTCTTGTGTGATATCTGTCTTAATTTTAGAAGTTTGTGCTTCTACTTTTATTTTACCAATAGTCATCTTTTCTTGTGCGTAATCATAATTAGATACGAATACAACGCCAACAGGTGCTATCATAGGTTGAACTTCTGATATTTCATAAGCAAGTGAAGTCTTTTTCTTTTGCTCTATCATATCCATAAGTATTTTTTCAGTGTTTTCCATATCTATATTTTCAGATAATGGAACAATTTTACCATCTTTCTTGATATTATTAATCAAAATTTCATTTAGTGATTTATTCATTAGAAATAACCTTTATAATCAGTTTTAATTTAATTAAAACTATTTATCTAGTTTATTAACTTATGTTAAATCTTTATCACATAAATCTTTATATTCGCACCAATTACAAAATTTAGTATTCTTTAGGTAATATTCAGATGTTTCAATTTCTATAATAGATTTCTTAAATGTATCTAAATATACATCTAAATATTGTCTTTCTAATTCTAAAGTATTTTCTAGGCAATGTTCTACATATACATATCTAATCTTAATTTTGTCTATATTAGTATATTTTCTAAAGAAATATATAGCATAAAATATCAATTGAGTAAAAGATTGATACTGCAATTCCTTATACTTACCTGTTTTATAATCTATTAATTCTAATATATCAGATTGATTAATTCTATCTACATATCCAACAAATATATGGTCTGATTTACAAGGATTAATCCTAGAATCTAATTTAATCTGATATTCTTTAATAGATTTTTTAGAAAAAATATCCTTACCTATATCAGAATTTACAAATTTATCAACAATTTCTTTATATTCTAAGTCATTATTATAATTAGTAAAGTCTTCAAGTTCTAAAATTTTATGAATTTTAGAACCTTTAACTAATGCTTCATTATTAATAGGAACTTTAATCTTATCAATATATTTGTATTTAAATTTTCTATTACAATCTTGGTAACAAGAAATTTTAGAAAAACTATACGGACTATATTTCATCTAAGAATCCATTATAAAATTGTGTCTATCATCATTTATAAAATTCCATAATTCTTTCTGTCGCCCTACATTTTTACACTCATTATTAGCCATTATACCTTCAACACTCTTATCATCGCACGCTAATTGATTTTTCTTGCGGTCAGAAATCTTACCTGAAATTCTTAATAATATTGACTTATCTTTTGACAAGTGGCTATATACTCTTGCTTCTTCTTCAATTTCATCAGAAGTCTTTTTATAGCGTTTTTCAACTGCTTTAAGTGCTTTAATAACAGATTGTGGATTAATTGACTTATCTTCATATTCTTTTTTAAGAAGTTTCATACGCTCTTTAACAGATTTCATTTCATCTTCAAGGTCTAGCCATTTTTCAGCAAATTCACGTTCTGTTTTTTCAATAATATCAAAGTCATAAAATGTATAATCTGATTTATTTTTTGGCAAAGGTTTATCACACTCTTGTGGTGTATCAGGAATTTCGACTTTATCTAATTGTTCTTGCGTATATTTAGGTTTATAAGGTTCTTCAACTTTCTCTATACTCTCTTTGTTTTCATTTAATAAAGTTTCTTTAATTGAATTATCAGGTGTATCAACTATTGCCTGTAATGGCTCGTGTTGATTAACGTATTTTGGCTGTTCTTGAATAGTGTTACTTTTTGTAACATTTTGTGGCTCTTGAATATGTTTCACAGGAATTGTTGGTGGTTCATCAATAGTATCAACGTCTATAATGTTACTTTCTGTAACAACTGATGAACTAGGTGTATCAAGTCCTTCAAGTGCTTTAAGTAGTGAATCTAGTGTTTCATCACTTAAATCGTGTGTATTATTAGTTTGTGGATTTTGTGTGTTTTCCATTTGGACTCCTTTATTTAATTGTAGTTGTGCGTTTTCACGCTCTTTTTTCTGTTGCTCTATTTTTACTAATGCGTTAAATTCTTCTAAAGTTAATTGATGAACTTCGCCTGCACCACTTTCACTGTAATCTTCATCTAATTCAAAATCTCTCACTTCTGCTCCTTTTTCTAGGTAATCTCTATTTTTACAATACAAGTCAAATTTTTCTTGTTGTTCGTTAGATAATTGAAATTTAGAATTAATAATTTCTTGTTTTTCTTGTTCTGATTTATCAAGTAAGTTATTAACTCTTAAATATCTCTCAATTATTCTATCTTTATAAGTATATATTAAATTCTTATAATTTTCAATACCTGCTTCGTGTGTTCCGTCAGCCCAATCATCGCCTTCTGTATTAATATAATTTTGAACGTTAGGATTTACCATTTTTTGCAAATCGTTCCATTTACGCCACCATTGCACTCTTTCAGAGTATAACTGATTTTGCAAGATTTTATACTTTGCTTCTTCATCACGCTTTTTTGCACGTTCTAGTGCGTCTTTTGTGATTTCTTCTGCTATTCGCTCTTGCTCTAATTTTTCTTGTTGTATTCTTAATTTGTCTTCTTCTGTTAATACAGGTGGGAATGGGTCTATAATTTTATGTTCTACATCAAATATAGTATCATCGTTAATTTCTTTAATTAAACCCATTTCTAAACTAGCAACTAATCTATTAATTAGGTCTTTGTTCCAATCTAGGGCTATTCCGTCTATATTATACTTTTCACATAAATCTTTAAGGTCTTTTTCATCTTGATAATGCGATACCATTACTAGGTCACTTCTCTTTTTGAACTCTAGGTCTGCTTGTCTAGGTGTAAAATATCCGTAATAATCAAGTTCTTTGCCACTAGGTTCATATCTTAATCCGTTCCAATTTCCATCTTGAAAAGGATATTTAAATAAAACTGCGTCTATCAATCCTTGTGGTGTAAAATCAGGAATTCTACGATTGAAAAAGTCATTTTCTACACCATCTCTTCCCATTTTATCGAATTTCCAATCTTCTATATTAAGACTTGGTAATTTTGGCATATGATTATGAAAAGCCATTTCACGTTCTAGGTCTAGTAAATTGTAATTGCACCAAAGATATATATAATTATTGCCGACAGGATATGTTACTCCTTCAGGTGGTCTAGGAATATTCATATAATCCCTATCATATCCGCAATCTGTATTTTCAGGTTTAGGGTAATTATTTCTTCTTGTATCATATCTATCTAATTGCAAAAACTCTTCATAACTTAATTTCCAATATCTAGCACGATTTCGATACTGATATTCACGCATTTTCTTATCGTATAATTCTTTATTTGTATTTGCAAGATTAAGAAAAAATTTCATAGGGTCTTTTTCAAAATCTTCAGTAAGAAAATCAACGTGTTTAAAATTTTTAGAATAATCAATTTTAAAGTGTTGAGTATAATTAGATTTAATATGCTCGTAAGAGTGCCAATCATCTTGATATATATCAATTAAATCAGATTTCCAGGGGTTATCGTCAGGATTATCATATTTAACCCAATCATCTCTTACTTGTCTATACAATTCTTTAAAATTCTCTACATAAATATCACGCTTTGCTTCATATTCTTCAAAAGCACCTTCTTTTTCTTCAAAGATTCTTTCATTTACAAAGCATACATCTTTTTGTAAATCCATAAGAAAAGGAACACGTTTATCAACATCATCAATTGTATATGGCAAAGGTATATTTTGCTCTACGTGTTTTTTCATATCTTCAGGATAGTTATATTCAGGTTTAGGGATTTCTAAAATCTCTATTTCATCTACCCAAGAATCATCAACATTTGAAGTTTCTGTATTCTTAATATTTTGCAACTCTTGTGTTTCTTGCATAATTAATCCTTATTGATTAATCTCTTCTATATTTTTAAGATTAATTATTTTTGAAATTCTAGTTACTTCTTCTTTAAATTGTTCTAAAGTATCAAAGAATTTATAAACAAATTCAGCAGTTGTTGTAACTTTTGCAGAGCCGTCTATATTAATAGGGTGTGTAAGATTATATACAATTTTTAATTCATTTTCTATTGTTTTAATGTAAGATATAAATTTGATTTTTACAAAAATTGTGGTAGAACCTGTTGTGAATTTTATATAATCTTTATCGTTGCTAAAATATGTAAAAATTTCATTTTCTTGATTTTCATCAACTATAAGATAAAGATAATCTGAAACCTGTTTTGTCCTGTAATTGTTAATTTTAATATTAATA